CCCCATGCTCGAACACCATCCGCACCGCCCGCGCCCGCACCTCAGGTGAATACTTCGTCGATCTCGTTGCCATCGCTCCATCCTCTCAAGAGTTGGAGCCTCCGGCAAACCCGGGGCGGTTCACACCAAGCTGCACAGCGCCAATCCCATCGAGCGCCTCAACCGCGAGATCAAGCGTCGCACCGAAGTCGTCGGCATCTTCCCCAACGAAGCCGCCATCACCCGGGGCCCCCATGCGGCCTGCCGCATGGGGTGGCGCCCGCCTGGTCGGTGCCCTGCTCCTCGAGCAAAACGACGAGTGGGCCGTCCAGCGCGCCCGCTACATGACCCTTGAGAGCATCGCCCACACCGGCGATGATACCACCGTCAGCCTGACCAACATGACAGGTTGAACAGCAACCGGTCCAATCCGGAGAACTGGCCGGCCAAAGGTCAGCTACACCACGTCCCGGGACATGACCGAGTGTGACGAGCGGTCGCAATTTCTCTTCGATGATTGCCTGGAACGAACACCGCCGACGCCAAGCCGACCGGTGGACCACTGACACCGCAGGTCAATGAAGGCTGACTCTGCCACACCGATGCAGGTCCGCCCAAAATATCCAAGGAAAGCAGATCTCTCAGTGTAGCGCGACACTTAAGCTAGGCAGCTCGCGACAGTTAAGCGAGATGGGTTTGTTGTCCTTATTTGTCGCGGTTTGGTATCTCAAGCGTCGTCTGGCAGAGGGTGGCGGTGTCGCGTCGGCGATAGTGGAAGGCGCTTCCGCCGGGCTTCAGAGGCCGTAATAGAGCACCAGGCGCCACTTAGCCGCCGAAGGGGCGGCATAGCCGTCGGCGTCGAGCCGCGGGATTACGAGGTTGCCGACGAGGCGGAAGCCAACATGGGTCGCATTCGCGAACGTGGTTGAGATGGTCGTGGTCGTGCCACTCGCCTCGTCCTGGTCGCCGCCGCGGATGGCCACCTCATGGCCTTCAGCCCAGCCATACTCGCCACCAGCGTCGATGCACCGCATTACGGCGAAATGCCGCCTCGGACGGGCCGGGAGGCCGTGTGCGATCGGCGTCGGGGCCCAATTGCGGACCGGGCTCGGCGGGGTGATCTCGCCGCTGACGACGAGCGCCGTCTCGTACCCGGACAATGCGCTGGCGCGGGTCATGCGGCGCAGCCCGGATGCCGTCTTGACGAGCAGCTCATGGCTGCCGGCCGCCGTCGTCTCTGCGGCGAGCTGGCCGATCAGCAGCGTGGCGTCGGTCAGGGCCTTCTTTAGATTGATGGCGTCGACGAGCTTTGCTGACACGCCGCCCTTTGCCTCGGCCTCATTCGCGACCCCGAGAAGAGCCGCCGCCCCCAGCTCAAGATAGGAGCGCATGAGACCCACTTGGCTGCCATAGAAACGGCCGACCTCGCGCCACCGGTCGGCGAGCTCTCGGACCAGAAACAGAGCCTGCGTCGTCGAGTTGAGCAGTAGATCACTTTCTGTCGTCAGATAGATATGCCCGGAGCCGCTGGCTCCGTGCTTCACCGTCACCTTGCGGCTGGCGTCCTGGAGATAGAGGATCAAAAACGAACCGAGCGGCAGGTTCGTCGTCGCGATGGTCGTCAGGTCGTCGGCCGCGGCGCCCCCTTCGGTATCGACCCGGACCAAAGAGCGGCTCGGCGTGATGGCCCCGACGGAGATGGAAAGCTGCTCGCGCTCCGAGCCGCCGGGCAACCCCCCGATGAAGTCGTTGAGCTGATGCAGCCAGGCGACCTCTTCGCTCGCCGTGGTCCCCGTAGCGCCTACCTCGAGGTCGTTGGTCGGCCTAATCGTCATCGCATCACCCTCGCCGCTGGATCATGGCAGAGCGCCGGGGCCGACATCGGCGGGCGCGAGCTTGAAGGCTTCAGATGGCGCGCAAGAGTACCCCGGGCTTTGCGTGATGTTGGTGCAGCCCGGAGCGATTGCGGCCGCACTCCCGCTGCCGCGAATCGTAACATTGCGAGGCAGGTATGCAGGGCTGATCGCCCAATCGTAGCCGACGCGGATGTTGGCGCCCACGCAGCATTCGACGGTAGTGTCGCTCACCTGCCGACGAACCTGGCCCGAGGCGTCAATAGTGCCGGGTGGCAGCGTATAAGGACCATTGCCAATGTGCAGCATAATCCGCCGAGCACCGCCGGACATGATCACGTCTTTGATGAGGTGGTTCTTGCCAAAGACACCGATGCCCTGGCAGTTCTCCATCCAGATGTGCCGGATGGCCCAATCGTCGCAGTCCCGCAGATCCATCCTGCCGGCGCAATTGAGAGCTGTGCAATACTCGATTACACCGAGCTTCGCTGCCTTTGCATCGACGATCGAGCCGCTGTCGTCAGGTATATTCTCGAAAAGGCAACGATGTATTCTGGTCCGACCGTCGAAATTGCTGCCACCATAAGCAATTTCGATAGCGTCCGATTGAGCCGAGCCATAGTCGCTGGTCGGTTTGGCTGGGAAGTTTTTGAAATGGCAATGATGGATATTCAGATCATAAGGAGCGGCTGCCGGCTGCGGCCAGCTGCGGAAGCCGAAGCGCCACTGCGGCCAACTGCCATCCGACGGCGTCCACGAGCGAAAGCTCCGCGGGTCTTCAAACATGCAATAGCCGATCTCGAGGAAATCGGTCCTGCCGCCCGTCGTAATGGCCTCGCTCCGCGTGAACGACGTCGAGCTGCCGAAATCCGCGAACCGGCAGCCGATGATCTTGTGGCGCATGCCGGTCACGACGACGCACCCCCCAGCCGCGGCTCGGCCGCTGAAATCAAGCCCCCAAAGCCAAACATCCGACCCACCGCCGATAGTGATCCTCCCGGACAAGGTCGCCTGCCCGCGATTGGCGGCGCGAATGACAATCGGGCTCGCCTCCGCAGCAGCGGCGCTTATCGAGAAGTCGCCGACATAAGTGCCGTTGGCGAGAACAATATGCTTGCCGCTGCTGGCCGCATTCAGCGCCGACTGAAGACCAGGCGAGGTGCTGACATTGGCCGTGCTCAGGGCTGCTGGATAACTCGTCGTCCCGGCATCTGGATCCGGGTCGACATCGGGCGGATCGACCACCGGCGGCTCCGTAGGTGGACCTTCCGGCGGCTGGCCTCCCTCGAGAACCCACACGACCGGACCATTGACGCCGCGTCGCGCGAGGCTCGCCGCCACCCATTGGCCATTGCGATAGATCCCGACCCGCGGTGCCTCCAGAAGGTCCATTATGCGACCTTCCGCAGCACGGCGACGAATCCAGCCACTGATGCATTGGTGCTGGATGGGGTGATCACGAACTCCCGGCCCGGGTCACCGTCGGTATCAAAGCCGGCCCGGATGGTGCAGTTGAGACCATGGATGCGTTGGAAGCTGGAGAATCCTTCCGGCGCGGACAGCGTGACGCTTGCCGCCCCGCCGCCCCGACCGACGACGAAAACCGCCACGTCCTCATCCGTGAACGTAATGCCCGGGTTCGGTGTGGCCTGCAATGTCACGACACCGCCGCTCATCTGAGCATAGTCACCGCCGACGACTGACCAGCCGCCTTCGGTGACAAAAGCTATCGCCATCGCTTGCCACGCCGTCGATGACCAGGCCACAGCTCCATTCTTGGTGCCAGATGCGGCGACACTCGTAACCGGAACATAGCTGAGCTGCACGCGAACTTCGCGCGGATCGCCAGCGCCCGCGTCGTATTGTGCATCGGCGTAAGTGGGGCCGCTCCCGTAGGAGATTGGTGACCACGAGCCAACGACGAGATCGCCGTCCTCCGGCGTGAAGCCGTTGGCGCTGCCGCTGCCACCATCGCGGCTGCTCACCGTCGCGAACAGAATGCGATCACCGGCCGCCAGGGACGCGAGATCGATGCCGGGCACCGCCAGCGACGTCGTGGCTGCATCGACAGACGCATCGACCAGATACGCGATTCTCAAAGGCGAAGCGGCGGCGGGCGGAATCTGGACGACCAGCCAGTCCGCGAGGGCGGCCCGCTGCGCGCCATCGAGGCCGGCGTTCGCCTCCTCGGTGATGAATATCACGCCATTCGCCGGCCGGACGCCAGAGATCGGCTCCCCTGCGGTGAGCAGCTCGCCCGGCAGCATATTTCCCGCAGACCGCAGGCGAATCTCGCGCCAGCGGTCACCGACGCGCTGCACCATCAAGGCCTGCGTCGTGGCGGCCAGCATGGCATCCACCTGGCCGTGCAAATCGATCCCGCCATTGCCCACTACGCCGTGCTCCACGGTGATCGCCTTCCCGGCCTGCGGCATGATCAACACGACCCGGCCCTCGGGCAGGTCGAGGGAGATGGTCGACAGCGTGTCCTCGTCCGCGCCGAGGTAGCCGTCGATGGCGACCACGCCAGCTGCGACGACGGCTTCGCCAGCGCCGGAAAGGGTCACCTGCGCGGCAGGCGAGTGGACCGCGGAGTCGAGGAGTGCCGCGATGGTCAGGTCCCATTGCGCCTTGCCCTCGCCCCACGAGGTCGGGGCGTCGAACCATCCGCGCACCGGATTGACCACCATTCCTCAGACTCCCGTCAATGCTATGTCGGCGACGCCGGCCACGGCATCGCCGGCGGCGTCATAGGCCTTGACCAGCGGGCCCGATGGCGAGGTCTTTTCCGCCACCCGGATTGTCCGCGCGTCATCCCCGTCCTGCAGCAGGCCGAGCACGCGGATGACCTGCCGGAGCGGCGGCTCGGCCACGAGCCGCACACCCTCGACCGGTATCTCTACGTCGGCGAAGCTGCGGGTGTCCTCGGCGGCCGCCAGCGTGATCGTGAGCCCGTAGGCCGCATCGGCGGCGCCGCCACCGGGTGCCGCGAGGCGCACGGCCAAAAGGCCGCCCGGCACCGGCACGATCGGGCCGCGATAGAGCACGAACGGCGAGGTAGCCGAGAACGTGGCGACGGCCCCGAAGGGCAGGGTGTCGTCCGGAAAGTCGTCGGCGTCGTCGAGCGCCTCCTCGAAGGAGTCCCCGTCGGCGAAGGCCACGCTGTCGCCAGAGGCCCAGCTTATCAGAACCGAAACGCCCGCGGTCGCGTCGACATCGAGCTCGATCCGGTCGCCGGCGATCGCGGCCTCAGGCACCGCCCAGTCGGTCTCGTAGAGCATGGAGTCCCAGGCGGCGTCGAATGCCGGCGCGTCGGCCGATCGCCAGGCGGGCCCGTCGGCCGATGGCCAGCGCGCCGTCGAAGTGGTCGAGTGCAGCTCGCCCTCGACGATCTCGCAGCCCTGGAGTGTGCCGGGCCAGCCGCCCGAGGCGAGGTCGCTGACCTGCAGTGGGTAGCGTGCGGCTGGCTGGTCAGCGGACACGGCGCCGCGCGCCGCGCTGGTGCTTTCCAGCGCCCCCTTGGTAGTGGCCTTGACCAGCAGCTCGATCGCGCCGGCGGGCAGCAGGCCGACGCTGATATAATCGCTGCCGAAGACACCGGCGTGCAGCGGCTGCGCTAGCGACCAGGGCATGCCGGCTGCGGCCGCCGTCCGGAGCAGCCAGCCTTGATGATCGACGTCGATCTCGGCCCTCCAGCGCATCTGGTCGCCGTCCTGCCAGACGACGTCGACATCCGGCGGCGGCAGGCTGACGCCCACGATCTCGTGCGTCGCCGCGGCCGACCAGGCGCCGGCGATCGCCCCGACACCCCGCCACCGCGCCTGGACCTCGATGACCGAGCCGCTCTCGACGCCGTCGAGCCAGACCTCGACCGCATCCCGGCCACCCTGGACGAAGCGCCAGGCGCCACCGGACTCGGCCGGGCGCCAGCGCAGCTCCAGCCCCTCGATTTGGGTCAGCGGGCGCGAGCCGTCGCCGAAGATGGTGACCACGGCGCGCAGGTGGATCGTCCCGTCGGGCTCGCGCTGCGCCACCGTCTCGTCCGAGCGAATGCTCTCGACCACCGGCACGCCGTAGCCGGCCGGCAGAGTCACCAGGCTTTCGAAAGGCGGGATTGGCTCGCGGTCGACGGAGGAAAGGTCGACATAGGGAGCGCAGGCGAGGGTCGCCGTGAGGTCCGGGCCCGGGGTGATGCCCAGCACGACGAGAAGCTGCGCCTCGCGGCCCGTCTCGCCGACGATCACCTGATCACCCGCGGCGGGCAGATCCAGCGCGGCGATCGGCGCCTCGGGCTCGAGCTCGGCGCTCTCGCCGACGCGGGAGCGGAGCGCCACCATGAGCCCCGTGCCGTCGGCCCGTTGGATCCGAGCCACGTAGACCTTGCCGCCCTCCATTACGATGCGCTCGTCGAGAGTGAGCAGCGTCGCGCGGCTTTCGTTATCGAGTGTCAGGTCGGCGATCCGCCCCCAGCCCGCGCCCCAGAGGACGATGTCGTGGGCAACACGGATCAGGTCGCCCTTGGTGGCGATCAGGTTACGCCAGTCGAGGTCAATCTCGGCCGATTCCTGGGCGAATCGGGCGCGGGCCAGCATCAGCCGCCCGAAATGATGGACGAGGCCGGCATCGGTGATCCCCGGCAGCTCGGCCTCCTCGATCCGCGTCGCCGTCGCGGCGTCGAAGCCGTCGGCATAAACGGTGCGCTCGTCGAGTCTGTAGCCCTCGGCGGCGTTGGTGAAGGGGATGCGCAGCGCGTGCGCCTCCTGGATGAAGAGGCGCCGCTGGCGAAACCCCATGATCGAGCGCGGCGTCAGCTCCTGGACGACCAGGCTCTGCGGCTCGTCGATCGCCACCGACCAGCGGCCGTCGGGCCGGGCCGGGACCGCCCGACCACAGGCGGCGACGATGGCGAGGATCTCGTCGTCGTCGGCCTCGAAGTCGACGACCAGGTCGCAGGCGTAGCCGCGGGCGACGCAGAGCTCGTGCCAGTAGGCGAGCCGCTCGAGGTCGATCCCGCTGTCGGGCACGGGATCGGCAGCCCCGGTGCCCTGCAGCACCCTGCGATAGAGCGAGGCCGGGTTGCGGGTCGCCCGCTCCACCCAGGCCTCGGCCTCGCTGTCCCAATCGAGGCAGACGGTGGTGCAGACGCAGTTCAGCTCGTCGATATAGCCTTGCAGCTGCTCGCCCACCTTGCCATCGATGGCGATCGCGGCCGTGCCCGCCTCGGCGATCGGCTCGACGTGGCGGATGCTGCGCAGCACCGTCCAGACGGTCTTGTTGCGCTTGGTGTCCTCGGTCGAATCGACCGTGACCCGCCGCCGGCGCACCTCGTATTGGCCGCGGGCCACCTCGACGGTGAAGCTCTGGCGGACGGCCGATGTGGTGTTGGCGGCGAGCACCGTGTCGTCCAGGGCGACCCAGTCGTCCTCGCCGACCAGGCGGTATTCGTTCTCGATGGTCACCGACTGACCGAAGCGGTCGCCCGTCTTCTTGCCGTAGCCGACCAGCCCCTCGGGTGCGGCGGTGTCGATGCCGATCTCGTCGGTGTCCGGCTGGGTGGTGCGGGTGATCCAGCCGGCGGCCTGGGTCAGCGCGTCGTTGAGGCTGTCCTGGAAGGGCGTGTCGGCGAAGAGGGCGACGACCGGGGCGGCGGCGGCCTCGCCCTCGTCGATCGCCACGGTGAGGTCGGCGAAGGCCGCGGCGGGCGTCTCGCCGAGGCGCACGTCCTCGACGAAGAGCGGGCCGTAGCCGAGCGAGCAGAGCATGCGAAAGCGCAGCTCGGATCCCGCCATGTAGGAGGTCACCTGGGCGGCGAGCGGCGGGGCGAGGCGATGGCGGCCGAGCACCACCGGAATCGTGGCGCGTGGCCGTGCCGTGTTGCGGGCGCCCGAGAGGCTGTAGGTCGGCGAGGAGCGGCCGCCGGAAGAGAGCCCCGGTTGCTGCGGCGGCACCAGGGCGTTGACGGCGAGCATGCCGACCGTCGTCAGCCCGGCGGTGACGACGGCGGTGGAGAAGGCGCCGAGGGCGCCGCCGGCGAGGACCCCGGGCACCAGATAGGGGGCGAAGGCGACGGCGCCGGCCACCACCGCGATCATCAGCACCGTGCGCAGCGTGTTGCCGCCGGCCGGGACGACGGTGATCTCGACCGTGGCCCCGGCCTTGGGCCGGACCAGCCGCCAGAGCGCCGGGTCGATCGGCTCGCCGGCGAGCCGGACGCGCGCCTGGTCCAGCCAGTGTGCCGGGATCTCGGCGGCGACGATGGCGGCGAGCGTGGTGCCGGGCGGCACGAAGCGGGCCACGCGGGCGAGGTCGAAGGGATGCGGCCGGGCGGCGACCGCGACCATGCCGCCCGACGCGGCGAGGGCCCCCGTCATGCCGCCCCCGTCATGCGGGGTGCCCCGCCCGCGCCGGGTGGCGATAGAAGCCGAAGAGCCGCGGCCGCCAGAGCGGACCGTCATAGCGCTCGATGCCGGAATAGCGGCCCTCGACGATGTGCAGCATCAGCGGCCGACGGATGACGAGACCGACATGGCCGGGCCAGCCGGCGGCCGTGAACAGCGCCACGTCGCCGGGCCGCTCGGTGCCGAACATGAGCATGTGCCAGCGGTCGCGCTCGGCCGTGGCGCGCCGCGTGTCGGGGACCAGCCCGTCGAAATCCTCGAGCTCGATGCCGAGCTTCCGGTAGGCGAGCCGGAGCAGGCCCCAGCAATCGACCCCGTCGCGCTCCCGGCCGCCGGTGCGCCAGGGCAGGTTGGCGAGATCCGAGGCCAGCCAGTCGAGGTTCTGGTCCCGCGGCCTCATCAGAAGAGCCCCGGATGGTTGGTCGGATCGAACCGCCCGCCCGGAAACCGCCGGGCACCCCGCCCGGCGCTCTCGAGGCGAATGCGGATGTCGGGCTCGCCCGACGACCATTGCGGCTCCTGAAAGCGCAGCCCGGCGAACTCGGCCTCGACCGTGTCCGGGTCGTCGAGGCGCACCAGGCGGATGGTGCAGCCCGGGGCCGAGCCGAGCTGGCGCAGCCAGGTGGTGATCTCGCGGGAGATGTTGGCGATCCGCAGCTCGCCGGCCGGCGGCCGGCCCTCCTGCTCGTCCGGCAGCACCAGCTCGAAGGGGAAGGCCACATAGGTCTCGCCGTTCGAGACCGTGTCGACCCGGTCGGTCGAGAGGCGGACAGGCGTCGGCAGGTCGGCATGGGTGATCTCGAGCAGCGTGATCAGCCCCTCGGCCGTCGCCTGGGCGAGCATGCCGGCCTTGACCGGGGCGGAGATGGCCCGCCCCATCACGGCTGCACCCGAAGCTCGAGGTCGGCGAGGAAGCTGGCGCTGCTCTCGGCGGTGAAGGCGGGGGGTGCGGCCAGCCGCATGACGCAGGCGGCGCGGGTGACCGGATGCACCCAGTCGAAGGGGATCGCGCCGCTCTTCAGCGTGTCTTCGAAGAAGGCTTCGAGGGTGACTTTCTGCGCCGTGGTGAGGGCGATGCGGCAGCGGATCGGCCGCTCGCCAGCGGTGAAGCGGCGGCGCACCGCCGGCGGGCCGGCCTCCATGGCGCTCTCGATGGTGAGCTTGGGCGGCGTCTCGCCGTAGCCCTGGACGAGGACATGGGTCGGCAGCGTGCCGGGCCAGCTCGGCATCAGCCCGGCCTCTTCATCGGGGCACCCCTCATCGGGGCACCGGCTTCATGCCGTAGCGGCTGGCGAGCGGCCGGTCGAACCGTCCCTTGGCGAGCCCCTCGCCCACGGCCGACTGCACCATCACCTCGATCAGCCGCCGGCCGTCCGGCCCCTCGCTCTCGCGGGTCGAGGTGACCTCGAGCGGCTGCCCCTGGTTGACCACCCGGACCTCGATATTGACCGGCCCGGCCGCAGCGGACCCGGCGCCGCCGAGCTCGGCGCGCACGCCGAGATCCCCGCCGGCCAGGCGCTTGAGTGGCAGGATCGCCTCGGGCCCGGCCTCGCCCATCAGGCCGATGCCGCGGGCGAAGGGGAAGACGGTCGGCCCGTCGACCACGCCGCCCTTGGCGAAGCCGAGAATGCCGCCGAAGCCGATGGCCGCACCGCCACCCCCGGCGCCCGCCCCCGCCCCGGCACCGGCGCCCGCGGCGGGAGTGGGGGGGAAGAGGCTGGCGATGCCACCTGAGATCGCCCCCGCGAGCGGCTGGGTCACCATCTGGCGCAACAGGACCCGGGAGATTTCCTCGCCGAGCGCCGCGACCGCATCGCTGAGCGTCTGGGCCTCGAAGATCGCCCGCTCGAAGCCGGTGGCGAAGGCATTGCCGATGGCGTCGGCGGCGACCCTGACGCGCCGCGATTCTTTCTCCACCTCGGCGAGCCCCGCCTTGACTTCCTCGAGCGACGCGACTTCGGCCAGATAGGCCCTCGCCTGCTCGCTGTTGAGGTCGATACCTTGTGCGGTCAGCTCCAGCCGGGCACTCTCCAGGGCCAGCCTCTCGCTGGCGTCCTCGGCGCCGAAGGTCGCGACCTGCTGTTCGACCAACGCCCGCTGGCGGCTGAGCGCCGCCGTTTCGGCAACCACCCGCTGCAGCTTCTCCTGCATCGCCGTGTGCTCGGCGATGGCCTGGTTCTGCAGCGCCCACTCCCGGTCGACGGGCGGCTTGAAGCCGAGATCCGGCCCCTTGTCCTCCTTGGCCCGCCGCGACCGCCTGCGTGCCGGCTCGTCGGGCCTCCCCAGGAGCGCCCTTTGCGCCGGCGTGGCGCGCCCCTCGATCGCGGCCAGCTCCGCCTCCAGACGGGCGATCTCGTCCTTCGCCTGGACCGCCGCGGCGCCGAGATCCACGAGCTCGGACACATAGCCCTGGACGGCCTCGTCGGCCTCGAACTCGCGGGCCAGGCTGTCGAGCCCCTGGACGAAGGCGCCGATCGGCGTCTGCCCTTCCCTGAAGGCATCGACCAGGCCCCCGAGGCGATCCATCAGGGCAACCTGGCGCGCCTCCTCGTCGCTCAGCTCGCGACCGCCGCGGAAAGGCGCCATGCGGCGGAACATCTCGAGATCAGCCTGCTCGGTCAGCCGGTCGACGACCCGCGCCGCGTCCTGCTCGGCCGCCTGCAGCTCCGCTCGCAGCTCGATCAGGTCGCGCTTGACCATCAGCGGCACGAGGTTACGCAGCTCGTCCGACATGGTGCGGTAGCGGTCGATCAGCTGATCGGCGCTGTCGGCGGTATCCAGAAGCTTGCGCGCCTGGTTCTCGGCCGCCTCGGCCAGCTCGTCGATCGCCTCCCGCGCCACTTCCGTCTCGCCGCCGAAGCTGAGCATGGCCGAGGTGGCACCGATGATCGCTCCGGCGATCGTCGCAATGATCGTCGGCACTGGCCCGAATCCCGCTGCCATCTGCGGCCCCTGAATGGCGAGCGTGCGCATGAGCGGCACGCCGAACTGCAGCTGCGTGATGACGTCCTGCAGCTGGTAGCTGATGTTCTGGATGCCCATGCGGTTGGCGTTGAACGCCTGGGCCAGTCGATTGCCCGTGGCCGTCGCGACCGCCCCGGTCCGGTCCATGCGCTGCGCGAGCTGCACCACATTGGTCCCGGCAACCGTGGAGCCACGCGATACGCCGTCGAGGGACCTCTCGGCCTGCTTCACGCCGTCGATGAACGGCTTCGGCTCGGCCTTGAGCGTGAGGGCGAGGGTGAGGGTCACGGCCGACTCATCGCCGCGAGCACGCCGGCCTCGAGCCGGCGGAGATCATCGAAGATGCGGGGCGTGGGCATCACTTCGAGCCAGCCCGCAACGTCTCGCATAGCGCCATAGTCGAGTCCGAGCACGCCGCCGCCCGGGCCGACCCGCCATTGCGTGCCGAGCGCCGCGAACAATCGCAGGCTGTCGACCATGTCGGGCAGGATCTCGATTTCCTGCCTCACGGTGGCAGGCGGCTCGCCGACCAGGCCGAGAGCCGCCATCTGCTCGGCCATGTCGTCAATTTCCGGCTCGGAGATCGCGCGGCGCATCCATTTCCGCCCGATCTCCTTCAGGCGTTTCCCCTTCGCGCCCAGAACCCGTCCGAGAGCGCCTTGACCAGCGCCTTCGCGATGAAAGGCAGATCGAGCAGCCGATCCCGCGCCGATTCCGAAAAAATGACGGGCTGTCCGTCGCTATCGACGATGTCCCCGAAGCCGACTAGGGCGGTCCGCAAGGCTTCCATCGCCCGAGCGGGATCCTGCAGCCCGTCCAGGATCTCCGCGCCGGCCTCGAAGGTCGCCTCGAAGCTCTCGGTCTGGCCGTCCGGCAGGCGCGCCTCGACGATCGTCGTGAAGCGATAGGTCGAACGGATGGTGAACATGAGCCACTCCCTCAGCGTGCCGTGATGGTGAGCTCGTCGTCGCCGCTGTCCTCGGTGAAGGAGAGCGCCGCATCGAGATAGAGCAGCCCGTCCTGCTCGCTGTAGGCCGGGTCCATGACCTGGACTGCGGGGGCGGCGAGCTCGATGATCCGGCCGGCCGTGGTGCCGTGGATCAGCGAGAGCGCGCCCAGCGTCTCGGCGCGGGCGGCGGCGTGCCAGTCCTTGGTGGCGAAGGCGGGCGCACCCAGGCTGA